CGACATGACGCCGGTGCTTCCGCTTGTGCCGCCGTTGATGACGGTCGTTACCGGGTTCGTATCACCGATCACGTTCGCCGCCGCGTTGCTGGCCTGCGCGAGGGTGATGCCAGCGGTCCCATCGGCGTAGTCCATGGCGAGCTGCAACACGTCCTGGGTGGCATTGTCAACATAGGCGATGGAGGCCAGGCCGTTGGTCGATATGGGCATGCGCGCCTGGGGAATGACGCCGTTGCTGGACAGCAATTCGTAGTCGTAAACGTGCAGGGTGCGCGGCGCGGAGTTCGAGCCGGTTCCCAGTTGGATAGCGTCGATGCCTGCGGTTGCGCGGGTGCCGTCTACGGTGGCAATCGCATACGCGCCGGCGGCGACGCCCGCGCCGATCAGCGTGTTTGCCCCGATCGCTGCGCCGGAGTCAGATTCTGCATGCACGCCCACGGACCCGCCGGCTGAGGTGCGAGACACGGCTCCGCATGCTCCCCCTCCATTGGTCGCTACAGATCCCACCCCAACGGCTGCCCCCCCACCGAGCGACGATGCGCCTGTGCCCGCGTAAAATCCGTCAGCTGTCACTCCGTGACTGGATGCGACATGCACGCTCCACTCATTGGTCTGCTGGCTTGTGATCGAGCGGGCGACGCTGCTCCACCAGTTGGTGCCGCAGATGTAGGACAGCGATGCCTGGTTGGTTGAGTACAGCGCGCCGTTGATGTAGACATAGCCGTTACTGACAACGATCACGTCGACCCCACGCGGATCCTGCAGTCGGATCTCTCCATCCTGACCGCCCATGATGCCTTCCCCAGCCCGGAAAACAATGTCCCCGCCCGGTCCGTCCTCGCCTTCTCCGGCCTGCAGCCGGATCTGCTCGAATGTCGATGCAACGATATCGATGCCGCCGGTCAGAGATCCATTCTGAGGCAACAGTCCGAGTACGTCGGTCTCGACCTGGTCGACGCGACCGGAAAGAGTCAAGCCCTCGGCAATCGAGAACGCATTGGTCGCCGCCGCCATCCCATTCGTCCCCGCCGTTGTCAGCGCAATGACCGGCGTGCTGCCACCGGAACTTGCCACGTAGCCAGCACCGCTGACCGACGCCACTGCCCCCGTTACGGCCTGCGCCTGCGCATTCGTGTTGATCGTGTACGTCACCCGCCCCGCCGCACTGGTTGACACGCCCCAGGCTGTGCCCCACCGGACCTTGACGGGTCCACTGGCATAGGTGTTGGTGAACCCGTAGTACGTCCAGTTGACGATGATGTTCGTCTTGAACGCCTCAGAGACTGTGATCCCCGGCGCAGGGACCGTGTTGTGGACGCCGCGCGCCAGGACATACCAAGACGTTCCCGTTCTCACGAGGACCTCCGAGTAGCCCCCCGAGATCAGCGTCTTGAACGTGTTGGTCGTCGGGATGAAGGTGATGATGTTGCCCGATATTGATCCGGAGATGTTGGTCATCGTCGTGACATCTCCGGCGTCGGGCTCTGGGCCGAAACAGTACCGGGCGCCGGTGTACGGTGCGAGACTCAGCTTATTCGTTCCGTCAGAGAAGCAGTAGAACATCAGTGTCCGGGGCTCGCGCAGCCCGACGATCGTGCTGTACTGGACGCTGGCCGCGGATTCCCAAACGGCGTTAGTCTGCTTGAGGGCGCCGGAGGATGTGGAAGTGAACTGAAGGATCGCCAGAAGAAGGATGGCCGTGCTGCGAAAGAATCTCATGTGAATACCCCCTCATATAGTTTTCGGCGAGGAATCTGCGGGGATTTATCCCCAGCAGAGGATGTCAAAGTACGACCGGCCTCATAAACAGTTCGGCCTTATTTCCGCCGGTTTCCGCATTGTAGCGGGCCTTGGAAACTTCGTCCCAGAAGATGGCTTCCTGCTCTGCGGCGGTCACTTGGTCGGCATACGGCCTGTTTCTTGTTCCGGCCAGCAAGGCGACTGCAGCCGCAACGATCCCGACGCGCCAACGCGAGCAGTACTCGGCAGACAGTGCATCGTCAACGAGTTGCGGAACGACAACCACTTTGACAACAAGCCCGTCGGTTGATGCCGTTGCCGGAGCGTAGTGCTCTTCGAAGTGGAGAATGTTCCCCGGGTTGAGCTTTCGGTATGGCACAGACCATTCCGCGTCATCGACCTTCACGGAGTCCAGGCGAATCGCCTCGCTGTTCTCCGGGATTCCCGAGGCCGCAACTGCCGGGGGGCCAACTACGGCCGCCACATAGGACAGGTCGTAGTCCTGCTGGTCGGCAACGATGTCGATGGGCTCAAGCTCGGTAGACCATATCTTCGACTCGGAGGCGAATCGCCGGCAAGCCTCCTGAATGGCATAGGTCAGGACTGCCGGCGGAACATCCTTCGGCAGCCTGACCCCAACCATGGCATTGAAACTGGAGTACGGAAAAGTCATACGGACTTACTCGTCCTTCTCAGCGGCCTTCTCAGCGGCTTCGGACTGCTTTACCCGAATCGCCTTGATCAACTCGTCCTTCTTCATGCCATTCACGTTTTCTACGCCCATGTCATCCGCCAAGTCCTGAAGTTCCGTTAATGGGATTTTCTCCAGCGGGGCATCGGGCATCTTGATCACTCGGGGAGCCGGAGGAAGCGGAGCCGGAGGGTCCGCAACAACCAGAGTCTCAACGGGAGGCGTGACAAGGGCCGCGGGTGCCGCCGGTTCGCTTGCCGGCTTCGTCCCCATGGGCGACCCATCCGCCATACACTCCACGAGGAAGTCGCAATTGGTATCCTTCGTGTGGTCTTCGTTGTATGGGAAAACGACTCCGGTGTTCTTGTTCTTCATCCATCGGGTGATAGCCATTTCTTCTGCCCTCCTCTTCGTGTTATCGCCTTAACTCAAACGGCCCCGCCGGGAATCTGCCCGACGGGGCCGTCAGTAATCGCTTCCCGTCGGGCTGCCTACTCCTTGTCAACAGCGATACCCACCGCCTTGACTGTAATCTTTCCCGCCGTGCAGGTCTGATTCAGTTTCAGCGTGATCGGAGTCGCCGACTGGTACATCTTGCCCATGTTGTACGGAGTCGGGAACGTCGTTGCGGTCATGTAGTTCGTGATGGACGACACCGTGAAGGCGTTCACGAAGTTCGTGCCCGCGACCTTCAAATAAGTCGGCGTCACGTTCGTCACCATCAGGTACGCATGGGTGTTCCGGGTAAACGTGCTCCAACTGGCGTAGGCCGTAGCGGACTGACCTGTTACCACGTTCGCGCCGTCAATCCAGCCATCGGTATCGGAGGCATCCCCGATGTCGATCGTGGATGTGGCATTCGTCCAACCCAGATACCCCTTGCTGTCGGTATCAACCAAGTACCCGACGCCCGTGAGGTAGGTCCCCGCCGGGATGTCAAGAACCTGGTACACGTCCCCGGACGTACCCGTGGTCGTTGCCAGCGAGAAATCAACCGTTCGCTGGAACAGGTACATGCCGGACCCATACGGAGGGAAGCCCGTGGTCCCGCCCGTTCCGGTGTAGTCGTTTGTGGCGCCAAACACCGTCATCGCTGCGAAGAGCAGCGCAACCGCAACCATCGTGATCTTCTTCATTTCACCTATCTCCTTCTGACTTGATGCTTAGGATCAGCCGGTCGGCGCCGTGCCGACCGGCTTCACCCTGATTGACTACCCCTTGCTGACGCAGGCCACCACGAGGCCTTCGCACTTGGTGACGCCCCAATCGTACACGCAGACGCCCTGGTGGAGTTTGCCGCCGACAAAGCGCTCGCTCTTGATCGACTGCACGTTGTTGAGCTGCGTGATGTAGCTCACGGCGTCCATGTTCCCGCCGACGCAGTACCACACGCCACTCGTGGGGCTGTAGAGGGTATTGCGTGCGTAGATCGTGATCCCGTCGATGTCGCCCAGGCGCCCGGTACGCAGCGCGCTCTTGCCGTCTCCGGTAAGCGAGGCGTTCTTGAGGTCCGAGTTGATGAACAGGAACCGCAACGCCCACGGAATCACCAGCCACATCCTGCCCGGCATGTAGGCATTCTGCTCGCCCAGAACCGACGTGAACTTCGTCACGAAGTCCGTCGCCGTCTCCTTGGTCACGGAAAGCACACTGGCCGCCGTTCCGAGGTTGTAGTTCCCACCCTGCGCGCCAGCCGTAAGGCCCTGATTCGAGGCGTGAGCCTGGTTGTAGATCGAAGCGAAGAACTGCTTTTGCAGAATCGCTTCAAGCCCATCAACCTGGTTCTTCGTGAACTCATCGCCCAGCATCAGGTGTGACTGCTTCTCGTCAACGACATCCACGAGGAAGTTGAACTGCTTCGCGCGGTTGACGTACAGCTTGATCGACTTGGCTTCCGGGACAACCGGGTCGGACGGCTGGTTCTTGATGTGATCCTGCCACGCGACATCGGGCAGTTCGGCGACCGTAACCTGATCGCCCTGCTTCAGCACTTTGGCATAGAACTTGCCGGTTGTAATCTTCGGCAACAGGGCCTCTTCCCTGTACTCTACGTTGAACTTATCTTCGAAAGCCTGAAAGATCAGGCCCTCATCGGCTCTCTGGGGTGTCCCCACTGCGGCTGGTACGCTCATGATTGAATTCCTTCACAAACCCAAGAAGCCAGCCGCTATGAAGAGACTCCGGGCAAATTACCCGGAAACACGTCCTTCAAGAAGAAATCGGCGGGCCTCATCAAACGCTGCCCGTTTCGCCGGATCTCCGTTTGCGTTGGCGGCTGCTTCGCGCCGGCGCTCGTATTCGGCTCTCGTCATCGTCCGCGGCGCATTGCTGCGCCCGGGGGCTGCGGACGGACGTTTTGTGACCAGCTCTTGCAGGCTTGGTCGCTGTGGGCCAGGCTGCGGAGCGGCGACTGTTGGAGCAGCGGCGGGTGTGGCCGTCGCGCCCTTGAATTGAATGAACATCTCTGCCGCTGCGCGCGGTTGCGTGTCGGGCTGTTCGAGAAATTGCTTGCGCGTCATTGCGCTTCCGGGAAGCACGGGCTGACCGAGATACTTGCCCCATGATTCGTCGGACTGATTCGCGGTCAGAAATCCTTCGGCTCCGGCGGCGGCAGCGGTACGGTCGGCTTCCCCAAGCCATCGCTCGGCGGCCAACTCCTGCTGGGTCTTGCCGATATCTTCGACGCGCTGGCGAAGATCATCTTGGGAAGAATCCCCGCCGCGGGCCATGCTTACGATGATGTCGTTGGACACAAGATCCCGCAGGTACTGCTCGTCGAACCTGTCGCGCACAGTCTTCGGCATCCGCTTTATTGCGGCCTGGATCTTCGCTTCGGCCAGCGGATCCTCATCGACTTCGGGCTCTGTGATATGTCGCGATTCGGCCTTTTCCAGGCGTTCAGACAGTGCGGCAATTTCATTCCTCATGGTCTGAATTGCTGCACCGTGCTGACCGTCCCGATCGTTGAGTTTTTTGCGCTGCTCATCAACGAGGGCCTTGAGGTGCGCGATTTCAGCATCCTTGGCGTCGGGCTCCGAGGTGGGCGTAGGCTCGGCTACGGGCGGCTCTACCGGGGGGGTCTGAACGGGTTCTGCCGGGGACTGGGGGGCCACTACTGGCTCTGCAGGCGTTTGGGAAACTGGCTCTGCCGGGGGCTGCGCCGGAGGTGTCTCCGGAGGCGTTGCGGCTGGCGTCGGTTCATCCGGTGGTTGCGCCGGGGCTGGATCGATGCCAAGTTTCACGCGGTTTTCTTTGATTCTCTTCTTCGCCTGTTCCAGTGCCGGATCGTTCATATCACGCCCCCTGTCGTTCCGTTCGCGCTTACTGCGTTCGCGGGCTTGGTGGTTGCGGCTTTCACGAAGTCGAGGATCTTCGTCAGGGCTTCGGCTTCGGTGGTTTGGTTTTCAAACCCCTTGCGCCGATTTTCGCAGTCTCTCGCGTCTCGCTCGGAGCGGATCCAGTCCATGAAGACCTGAAACGCTGACCCTGAGTGATAGGAGAGGCTGCATACAGCCTGCTTCAATGCCTCTTTTCGCGTGCCTTGTATCGGTTCTTGCATAAAAGTTTATCGTCAGTCGGCCATCGTGCTTCCGGTTTCAACGACGATCCATACGCCATCCGTAGCGTCGTAGGATACCAGACAGCGCCCACTGGTAGCATCGTTCGTACACATTGCGACCATGCCGTTCTTGGGGTCCGAAATGGCCTCAATCTGAGCGACGGTCTTCGGAGTCAACTGGAGAATGCCTGCCGTGAGAACTTCAAACTGCGCCATTGTCTCATCTCCTTTGGCGGTGCCCGCCTACTGTGCTTGAATCAACTGCCAAACGCTCTTACCGTACTTCATCACGCGAAGTCAATGCCTTTTTTTGATTTCTGTCAAGTCAATTTTTCTCGCTGCTGTGTCCTTGGTTGTCCTTTCTGACGAGTACGGTGGGGCAGAAAGCCCCGTACTTTAGTGCGGGGATGAATGCCCCACTATTTTGAAAAAAATTGTTTGCAAGAACTTTTTCATGCCGCCTTGGCCGGTGGAGAAAGAAACCTGGATGCGCGCTCGGCCTGCTTACCGCGAATCTCTTCCGCGGCCTTAGCCATTTCGATCTTCGTCTTGGCGTCGGCGCGTTTCTCCTGGGCCTCTATCGCCGCCATCTGGCGGGCTTGCTCGGCAGCCTGCTGTTGGCCCTGCATCTCTGCCTGCTGACGGACGCGCTCCAGCACTTCGGCGGCACTCGGAAGAATCTCGTTGTGGTCGATCTTGAGCAGATCGCCGTACTCGTGCATGACCTTCACGATGGTTTCCGGTCCAAAGATTTCCACCCCGAGAGGCGTCATGATGCGATCGACGAATTCGCGCACCTGGGCCTGATGAAGCTCCTGAAGCAGCACGCCCATCGTCCCCTTGGCGACAACGCGGCAATCCCCGCGAATGGTCGGGTCGGGGTTGTAGAGTCGCAGCATCATGTCGTGGCGCTGAATATAACTGATCACCGCGAGGTCCATGTTCCACAGGCAGTCTTTCATGCCGCGGGCGGCCGCATTCTGAAGCATCGCGTAACCGCTTGCCGTGCCGCCTGCGCCGGACGGAGCATCTGCACCATAGGTGTACGCAGGGATGTTTGAGGCGTCATCAGCCATCTTCTCTGCGCGGTCGTAGTTGGCGAGAATATTGGCGGTGTTATCGCGCGGGCTGAAGAAAATCACGGCGGCGCGCGAAACTCCGGGCTTGCTTTGAGTTTTCCAGATTTTTCCCTGAATCATTGTGGTCAGGTTCGTTTCTGGATCAACCTGATTCATGTCCACATCGACCTGCGGAGCCGCAGAAATCGCCATGTTGAAGACCAGCGCCCGGCCCGCGCTGCATCCAATGTCGTCGGCGTGTTCGACGAGATGCGGGATGCCCTTGCCCCACGGGGAGCCGGGCTGGCGCATGTAGATCGCTTCGTGATAAATGGAGCCACCAAGCGGGTCCGGGTTGAGTTGTGTCAGGATGATTTCGCTTCCGCACCACTCGACGCGATAGGGGTACACCTTGTCCGGGTCGACTCCTTTAATTCCTCGTTCTGCCAGATACTTCCCTTCGACCGGCCCCCAGAACTCAAAGCACTCGTAGCCGTTTGACTTCTCGATGAAGTCGGTCGTTTTGCTTTCAAGGCGCGCACGCTCCTGATCGCCAATCTCTTTTCCGGTCGTTCCGTTAGGACCGCTGGCAATGAGCCTGGATATGGCGTCGCGGTCATACCCCGGAAGCTCCTTCCACGCGGCGAGCGTTGCCGCGGAAATGCTGCGCTTGCGCTCGATGATATAGCCGTTGGCGAACTTTGAAGAATCCGGTGATGGAAACATGTCCATCGGGTGCGGCGTGTCAGTCTCGTAGACGATCGTGTCTACCGGCTCGCAGGTATCGCCAACCCATTTCAGCCGGGTTTTGATTCGCGGCATTGGCCCCTTCAAGAAGCCGATCCCCGTCGTCATGCAGTAGGACTTGAACTCTTTCTTCGCCTCTTGCCAGTTACCTTCCGCAAGGTCGTCGCGGATACGGTTCTCCTGGCGCTTGGCGGCCGCGGCGGCCTCCTTGTTGCGCTGGGCCAGCATCTGCGTGCGAAGCCGTTCTTCCAGATCGCGCAGTTCCTCGGGGGATATCGTCTCGCCCTGCTGGAGCGCGTTGAGCATGGCGGCTTCCGTCGTGCTGCGGATACGGGCTTCGTCTTCCGCTGGGAGGTCCGGTTCTGGAGTGGCCTCCATGCACCATGTGCGGCCGGTGGTTGTATTCTCGATGTCTTGCGCCCACGCTTCGGCGGCATTGCACTTGGTTTCCGCAATGTGCATGCGGATCTTGGGAAGATTGTAGGCCGTGATGAGGGCGAGTGTCACGGCATCGTACTCGTTGTTGCGGCGCCGCAGCGCACTGAGCAACCGTTCGGTCTGCCCGGAATTGTCTCGCGCATCCCTCGCCCGGACGTAGCAGTCCTTCACGTAATCCAGCAAGGAGGAACGAAGAGGCTCGTTGGCCCTTGCCTCGGCATCGCGCTTCTCTTGCTCTGCGAGCTCGATGTCAGCGTTGCCCCTGACAACCAGCAATGTTGTTGAGGGAAGATCCATACCTGACCTCCTACCACGGGAATGCCGTTTGTTTTGTTCGCGTTCTAACTTGGCCCATTCTGCGCGGCCTGTCAACTCTTCCTTCGGCAAACGTCAGGATAAGCGCCTCCGCAGCATTTGGGCTGACCTTCAAGCCCTCAAAGATGATTGTGCCCTCATCCTTGAACTGCTGCTTGCCCTGGACCTTGATTTTCCCGTTGCTGGTGTACGTGTAACGGATGCCGCTCAATTCTCCAACGAGTAAATCTACCATTTCGGTCGGAATCTTCGGGCTGATAGCGCACTCCCGCTTTTCAAACCATTCACGGCAAGTCCAATACAGTTCGTCACGGAGGCGCATGAACCGATCTCCTGTAGAGTATGCCTCGCCGACATTGACACTCATTGCAGGGACTCCCATTTCCAGTAAACGATCGAGAACCGGCCCGCCAAGCCCGATGGTATCGCAGTTCACCCGGTCGAACAGTTTGTCCTTTCGGAACTTCGACACGACCTTTCCGGCCGTCACCATGCCGTCAACGTGCTGCCATTGGTCAATGTGGGTGATTACGTTTCCCTGACGCACGAGGTTCACGCAGAAGTCGTCCCCGAACCGGGAGATATCCTGGCCGGCAATGCGCTCTCCGGCGGGAAGGATCTCGCGGCCGACAGACGAAACAATCCAGTCGATCGGAATCAGCGTATCGGCATCTCCCTTTGGAAATTCGCCAAGGACCCTCACCCGGTACAGGTTTGACTCTTTTCCGTACCGAGCCGCCATTCGCTCGCAGTAGCCTTTCTCGACGAATGGAGATTTCTCGGACGAAAGGACGAAAGTGCTCCAGGCGCCCCGGTCTGAATTGTGGGTCCGGAAGAAGTATCCGTCGGTCTTGGTAGGGTTTCCAACGAGTGCAATGCGAGCGCCGCGGGTCGTCAGAATTCCCTCCACAGGCTCAAATATCTTGTCGTTCACGCCACTGGCTTCGTCCACAAGAACGAGAACATGTGTCGCGTGTGCGCCCTGGAGCGCATCTGGGTTCTCGGGCCTTGCCGTCCGGGCCACAGCGTAGCAGTTGGCCTCCATGCCGCGCACAACCATGCGGTCGCTGGTGATTTTCAGCCGCTCGCGCCAGGGCAGCGGCATGTTTTGGCGCCACTTCGACACCTCAGCCCACAGGTTGTCGAAAAGCTGGTGACTGGTCGGCGCCGTACAGATGCACTTGGCATCCTTTGGGTGAAGCGAAAGAAACCACAGGATGATCACGGCGCACATGCTTGTTTTTCCGACGCCGTGACCGCTTCGGATGGAGACCCTGGAGCCAGGCAGGCCGATCGCCCTCATGATGGGAGCCTGCTGGTCGCTGGGTGTAAACCCACAGATCTCTTCCGCGAATGCGCAGGGATCATCGAGGTAGCGTTCGAGAAGCAGCACTGCTCCGCTTTGCTCGTGCTTCATGAATTGCCCCCAGCATGTCTTCGAGTACGCCCACGCCCTTGCCCATGACTTCGGCCTTGTGGTCCGTGTACTTTATTTCCGGGTTGTTCTGCAGCCACGCGGTGGCCCCGCTGCTCTGTTTCCCGCTCAGTCGCGCCTCCCAGAACTCTTCGACCTTCAGGCATGCGCGCTGGATCATCGAATCAAATCCAGCCTTCTTCGAGTACAGCTTGAGCGCGGCCTTCGTGACAAATCCACAGGCAAGGGCGAGCCCGGCAAGGGTCGGCGGATTGGTTGTCTCGGAATCGAAGGAGACTTTCTTGAAGTATTTCTCGATGCCGACGGCCATGATGCGGGGGTCGGAGTAGATAGGCTTCCCTTTTTCCCTCTGTGGAGGATGCCAGTTTTGCATTTCCTCCGGGGTCAGAACGATGATTTCCGGGGCACCCTCGTATTCGCCATCTTCCATTGCCGGCGGGGCGATATAGGCCCTCGGGATGACGAATGGCGCGGGCGGCGGCTCTGTCGGCAAACTTGGATCCGGCTTCGGTTTGGCAAGAGAGCGCAACTTCCTGTCTTTGGCTCGTTGTTCCGCGGCCTCGCCTATGCGCCGCAATTTATGACCGTACTTCATAACGCGAAGTCAATGCCTTTTCTCGATTTCGGTCAAGTCAATTTTTCTCGCTGCTGTGTCCTTGGTTGTCCTTTCTGACGGATATGACACTGTTCGGCGCAGAGAATCCTTGCAGCACTTGCAGGCACAGGGCCCCAAGGTCAACCGCCTCCTCTTGGATGCGGTCGCGGGGGCCCCCCTCGTGCAAGCATTTCAGGATCGCTTGCGCCAGTTCGCCGGTTTCCTCGGCAATGGCGAGGCCCAGCGTCTCCCAGTCCTGGGGCCCCCACTTCGCCAAGTTGCGTTCAGCTTGGGCCCGACAGACGCGGGCCCACCCGTCGAGGCTTTCGTCCGGGGCCCTTGTGTGCGTGCCGAGCCATTCATGTTTGTCTGTCACTTGCCACCTCCATTGATTGCCGATCAACCCGCTTCACCGCGACTCGCTACCGCCGCTGATCTGTTCGTTCGGACTACGCACGCTCGATGCCGTGCCTCATAACCCTGACGCGCGTGGCCTTGATGCCGATGGAGTCGAGCCAGTCGGCGAATGCCATGCCTGTCGCTGTGACGTTGACGAGCAAACTGTCGGCGTTGCATCGGATGATCTCGATGTCCGAACAATGCGGTACAGCCCTACGGCTGGCCTTACGCGGTTTGAGCCACTTGCGATCGAATCTCTTGCAACCTGCTGTGAACTCGCTCACGTTGTCTCCCTTCCGGTCAGCCTCGGCTGGCCGCTAGTGTTGGCGGGATCATCCACGAACTGCCCGCACAGCAGTTTGGCGCGGCGGTAGGCGTCCCATACGCGAGGATGCACGCCGTCGCAGTCCTGCGCCCAGTAGTCCATGCCGTCCGTCAGTTCTCGCACCAGCTTCCGCAGCGCGGACACCGCGTCGGGAGCATGTTGGCATCGGTGATGGTGTCCGAGGACGCCATCAAGTCCGATGTCATCGGTTGCCCATGTCTTGCATTCACATTGTATCGCGTTCACATCGGCCCCGCTTCCTGATCCGGCTTGTCAGCGCCCTCAGAGGTGATCGGATCTTCCCACCTCTGCCGCGACCGGTTGAACGTCGCCTGGATTTGCGCGGTTGTTCCTCCCCCATTTTTCTGTATGTCAACGTAGTCCTGCCCGTCAAGCGTGTAAAGCATGATCACGGCGCGGGCGTCCTGCTGGAGAACCCGACCGCCGAACAGTTCGTCCGGCGTCGGCTTCTTCCCCTTGGCTCCCTCCCCGGTCAAGTGCGACAGCATCAGCACAACAACGTCAAGGGCTTTTGCAAGGGCGCGATACCTGTGCGTCACGAAGGCGATGCGCTCGGTGGATGTCCCCCTGAACCATGGCGGAGGCTCCTGAATCTGCGCATGGTCAACGACGATGGCCTCGATCCCGTGGCGATGTTTCATCATCCGAGCCCACGACTCCACCTGCTCGCTGTTCATGAATTTGTCTTCAACATGCAGCGGAACCTTGTCCGCTCCAGTGAGGGGATCCACAAACAGGGACGCCGCTTCGATGGCCTTCTCGATTCGCGGACGATGATCTCCGTTTTTGGGGTGCGCTTCTTCCGCATAGGCATTGTCCAGGGCGAACTTTGAAACGTCGGCGTGCTCGCAGATATTGATTCCGAGTACGTCTGCCTTGGTCATTTCGGCGCTGTACATCGCAACGGGGTGCGGCTTGATGCACCGGCCAAGGCCCATGGCCCAATACTTCATCTGGTTGCAGGCCCATGTTGTTTTTCCGGCCCCCGGAGGCGCGCCTAGAACGTACAGGCGCCCCCGTTTGAAGAGTCCAAGTTTTTTTGCCACAGACGGCATGAAGCAGGGCAGCCCGCGCGCCCTGCCGTCTTTCGCGGCATACCATTCGTCACGCAACTCCATGATGGCGTCGTTGTTGGTCTGAGGCGAATCGACCGTTCCAAGCAGCCGGAACATCTCTTCCTGAGCATGAGCTACGGCATCCTCCGTGGGCGTCTCGTCATCGTAGGCTTGGCGCTCAAGCTCCCGGGCAATCGTGATCTGCCGGCGCCGGGCCTCCTTCTTCGCCATGATCTCGACGTAATAAGTGACGTGCGCCGCGGTAGGGGTGGCGTCAACGAGGCGCTCCAGAAACACGGCGTCGATGACCCCGGACGCCCGCATCTTCTCTCCGACGGTGAGAAGATCGACGACGACCTGCGCCCGGTGAAGGTCAAGAATGGCTTCGAATACCTGGCGGTGCGCCGGAACGTAGAATGAATCAGGACCGAGTCCCCGCTGGAGCGTTTCGACCAGTGCGTGCCCGTTCACGTCGATGAGAATGCTTCCGAGAACACCCCGCTCCGCCTCTTCGCTGTACGGCGGAATTCTGTCGCCTTGCCGTCCGTCGATTGATGCGTTCGATACTTGCATGTCCGTTTTTCCTTTCGGCATCTCTTCCATCCACCTTTTCCGCTATGTCCACGTACACCCTGCACCCGGCGGGCGTGCAGTTGATCCAGAAGTCAAGCGGTTCGTTCTCGGGAGATTCCTTGAAGATCTCTGTGACCAGAAGAATCACGCCGGATCTCGCCGCCAGGTCCCGGTAGGTCGCGCCCAACTTCCGGGCCTTCTTGAGCATCGACTTCGCCATCGGCTCCAGAAGCGCGCTCATGCTTGAGCCCCCGGCTTCCCCTCGGGGCAGGTTTGGAAGTGATCGGCGTGCGCCATGACGAAGACCCACCTGCCTTCGATCTGTGCCCAGCCCGGCCGCGGCTCGGCCTCAACGGGGTGTTTCCGGTTGCGGCCGTCCATCGCGAAAATGATCTTGGCGCCACACGTCCTGCAATTCACGATTCTCGGTGCGCTCATTGGTTTTCAGTCTTTCCTTTCCGGGTTGGTTTTCGTCTGTTCTACACCCTGGCGGGGGGAGAGGTCAAGTCTTTGACTTCCTTCGCGCCCGTCTCACCGGCTCGATCGTTCGGATCCCCCTGCGGTTTGTCGCCCACCGGCCCGGCTCGCAGTCCGACAGGATGCACGCCGACGGCTTGCGCAACTGGTGTATCGTGCATTGACAGTGCGGCGTGCAGAGGCCCTGAAAGCCCGCGGCCTTGAGATCGCGGATGATCATGTTGCGGACCGTCATGACCGAGCCTCCAGTTTGGTCAACAGGTCGCTGCATCGCACAATGGCCCGCATGAGAATGTGCATTGGACTTAAGCCAAACGACCGCCCCGTCACCTTGGCCGCGTCAACCAGCATTCCGGCCTCGATCCGCAACAGGGCAAAATCCTCGCGGGTCTTGGCGAGGTTCGGCGTCCCGTCGTTCAGTGCGTTCATACCGCCGTTCTCCAATACCTACCAGAATCTACCATGAGATTCTGTGCTTGGTTCTTGTTTCATTGAGCTAAGAGGCAGCAGCCCCTGCCGCGGTTCGTTTTCCAGCCGTTCGCGGGCGATCATCGTCTTGACTTTCACTCCGTCGCCAATCATCTGAGACCATTTCACGGCTATGAACGTGCTCGATCTGTCGGCGTTCATTATCTCCAAAAACGACTGGATGCCTTTCATGTCCACATACAAAAACAAGTCCTTTGTTCTGCATACGGCCACGCTTAGAACGCTGCACTTCTTGTCATCCAGATACGCTTGCACGGTCAAATGCGGGTACACCAATCCACGATCAGACAACACGGAGGCAAGGCGTTTTTCGTATTCGGTTGCGGACGCCAGACGTGATTTGCGAATGCTGAACGTATTGTATGGGTATCCTGATTTCTTGGTGTCATACTGAATGCGGCTGGCAATCCCTCGCATGGCCTTGTCATTCTCAAACACTTGCCATGCGTCAATGCCCGCATAAATGTCAAGCATGTCGGCATCTTTCCCTTCTACCTGCTGAATGACACCACCTCCGCACCAATCCCGAATGGCCGGCCACACGATTTGCCGGAACGCCGCCGCGCTCCATGCCATATCAGCACCTACGCTGCTCACTGACGCCACTCCTTGTCGCAGCCAAAGCCTTTTCTGCCCAACCGCCCAGCCGCCAGCAAAAACGTGCCCGAGCCGCAGAACGGATCAAACACCACATTCCCAGGCTCCGTTGCTTGAGTGATGATGCGCTCCGCCAGCAAATCCGGTTTCTGCCACTTGTGGATGCGATTCCCCTGCCTGCCATCTGGCGCGTTTACGTCTTGGACCGCCCATCTGTCAGTCAGGCATTCGCCTCTAAGTGGACCCGCCGCCGATCCGCAGTAGTACAGGATCGCCTGCCAGTTGAGGTTGTAACGTGTCTTGGCGCACGGGCCGATGGTGTTACGGTACGTCCAGACAAGCACCTGCGTCGGCATGGCGATTGACATATAGGCCGCAAGCTCCTCTGGGTACGCTCCGATGAACACATAGGCACGACCTGTCGGCTTGACCTTCGACAATGCAAGCGGCAACCATTCTGCTGCGAATGCGCGGATGTCTGGCACGTCCGTCATGAAGGGAGGGTCCGTGAGTAGAAGGGCGCACTCCCCTTGTGCCGCCAACCATGTCAAGGCATCTGCGCGAACGATGACCGGATCAACCTCGGTCGCCGTGCGTTTGGTTTCGTAGTCTGCCTTGCGGTCCTTCAGGTCGGACAGTTTTTTCAAAACTGTGAAAGCCTGGTTGATGCTCAATTCGCCAGACTTTATCTGCTCTTTGACTTCTGGTGCGGCGTCTTTCCAAACCTTGTCCGCCATTGCCACCTTGCCCGTACTCCAACCAAGCTCGGCGGCTATCTCTTTTTGGGTGTTGTGCGGCTCAAAAGGTTTATCAACTTTTGATAAACCTTTTTTGCCGCGTCCTTCGGATAGTTTTTGGTGTTCCCTCCCTCTCTCTGCCAGTATCGCCTTCTTCGTTTGAGCAAGCTCGAACTTCCATCCGTCGGACAAATTGCGCCGCCCCTTCTGGTTGTCTATTATCCAGATTTTCGCCGCACTTATATCCGGGCAGGACACTTCCTCGATGCGGTATGGGATGCCGAGACGGGTACATATCTCGTGGCGGTTGTGTCCGTCTAACAGAACACCGCGCTCGCGCCATACGACCAGGGCGTCACGGCAACCTTCTGACTTAATGTTGGCTTCTAGTCTGGCTAATTCTGCGGAAGATAGGGGCGGGATTAGCGACGCGAGTTCCGGCTCAATCTTCACTGTGCTTGTTGTAGACATGTTTGTATCCTTTCGATATGCGCCTCGTGTTTGGCTGCAAATGCGCCAAGTTCTTCCGAAACATTCGCCAAAGCTCCGGCCTTGTGCGCTAGTCTGTGACAATTCGGACACAGCACAACAAGGTTTTCGTCATCGTTGCCTCCACCGCAGGAAACGGCGACTCTGTGATGCACCTCCAGAATCTCGGTAATATCGAACCCACACACCTCGCATTGCGGCCTTCTTTGGAGGATGCCGCCTCGGTCAATATCCCTTGCCGTGCGCTTCTGCTCGGCTATCATCTCGCCCAGCCGCCGCTCCGCCCGGATGCGGATTTCTGCCGCGTCAATCTCAAGCCCGTGGTTTTTCGCCACACGCGCCGCCGCCGCAATCGCCGCCGCCTTGTCGCGGATGAGCTTCACTTCGTCAACTGCCTTGGCCTCTGCGATGGCCCGACACGCTGCGTCGTACTTCACAAGGTTCATGTTCGTTCTC